TATTGGTATTTTGATACTTTTGGAGAGTTGTATAGTACTGACTGGTGTGATACAAAAGAAGATCGTTACAGATACAATACAGGAAATTATTATAAATCCGAAGAAGTGGCAAATTACGATTTGCAGAAGAAAATTACAAGAAAGAAACTTGAAAGATACGCAGAAATACACAATGATTTATCTAGGGATATATGGGATGGGAAAACATTACATTTTTATATTTGCTATGATTTGAATGATAAAGACATAAGAGCAGGAAGTGATTGTAAGGCAAAGAGAAATACAATATATTTTACATCATTACAAACATTGTTTGAAGCAATTGAAGCTGTTGGAAAAGAAGATGTAAAAAAATATTATTTGGAAGTAGAAGAATAAAGAATTAATAAAAAGATGGGAGAAATCTCATCTTTTTGTTGTAAAAGTATTGACATAGTGTGCACACTATGATATTATATAAACATGGAAGGAGGAAAAGCTAATGAAAAAGAAACAAAAGAAAAAGCTTGCAAAGTTGATTATCAAAGCAATAACAGCAATAGCCCTACTGATTAGTGCGATAGCTCAACTTATACAAGCCCTTAACTAATAAAGCCCTATTAGTTAAAACAACAGAGGAAAGGGAGAGAAATCTCCCGATCCTTTGTAACAATAGTATAACACACATTAGCTTAAAAGAAAAATGAAGAAGATAACATTTTACGACATGGTACTACTGTTTGCGATCGTGCTACAGTTTGGAGAGAGAAGTATTTACACAAGTTTGATATTATTGTTTGCATCAATACTTGAACTGATTGACGTACTTCCGAAGATTGTGAGGTTGATAAGACATGGAAAGTAAAGCGAATCCACAGACAAAGGCAAGTGCAAAGTGGAATAAAAAAGCAGGATACGTTGCCAAAAGTTACAAGTTAAAAAAGGACACTGTGGAAGCATTTGCAGAAGCATGCAAGAAGGCAGGAGTAAGTCAGGCAGGTCAATTGACAAAGATGATGAATGATTTTATTCAAAAAGTAGAAGAAAATTAAAAGATGCGACACTTTGCAACACTTACATGTGTTATTATGGCATTGTAAAGAAATGAATAAAGAGGAAAAAGCACATTGGACAGATTCTGATGTGCTTTTCTTATGCCTAAAAGAAGGTGAAAGAGATTGAACACTGTACAGCCGATTAGAGACATGAATACAGTTATGGACATTGCACGATATCTGAAACAGAATAACGAGCGGGATTATGTGATGTTCACAACAGGAATTTATTCAGGGTTGCGAGTGTCTGATATTCTGAAGCTTCGTGTCAAAGATGTTCGTGGAAAAGATTACATAGCCATGAGAGAAAAAAAGACAAAGAAAGAGAAGCGTTTTATCATCAATAAGAATCTGAAAAAGATACTGGAAGCGTGGACACGAGGGAAAGATGATCTTCAATATCTTCTTGAGAATCCAGTAACACATAGACCGATCAGCAGGCAAAGAGCTTGGGAAGTGATGAGGAATGCAGGAGAAGAGTTTGGAGTTTATAATCTAGGAACACACACCATGAGGAAAACATTTGGTTATCATATGTATCAGGCGACACATGATGCAGTGATGTTGATGAAATTATTCAATCATTCAGATATTCATGTAACGCTCAGATATATAGGAGTTGAACAAGATGAAACAGATCAAGCGATTTCAAAATTGGATTTTGGCGTTTGATTTTTCTTTTTGTACAGAAAAGTTAACTCAAATTTGTTGTGTAAAGTTACATGACAAAAAATAAGGTGCATTTATAAGAAAGAAAAAAACCTTTGCAAGTTTACAAAATTATAAGATATGTCAAGTCAAAGAAAAAAATAAAGCGGAATTAACTCAGCGGTTAGAGTGGTGATCTTATAAATCACTGGCGGTTGGTTCGACTCCAACATTCCGTATTCATCCAGGAGATGTAACAGTCAACTAAGGCAAATAGCCATACTTCATTTTTGTCAGAGTCTGACAAACTTCTGGATGTTATAACGTGGTAGTTGTTAGGAACAGGAGCATTAAAAAATAAAAGAATGTTGCTTGGTCATTCTTTATCCTCCTTTCACAAAAAATGTTTATTTATAGTTGCAGTCAATAAGTTAATTAATTGGTACGTGGGCGCAGCTCCTTCAGGTTCGATTCCTGATACAACGGTTTTGTCAGAGTCTGACAAAAATATAAAGCAAAGCAGAGTAGAGCAGTGGTAGCTTGTCAGCCTCCTTAGCTGAAGGACGGTGGTTCGATTCCATCCTCTGCAATTTAGAGAAAGGAAATAATGTATGTTGAAATCATGTCAGTATTGTGGTCGTATTCATCCGAAGAATTATGATTGCGGTCGCAAGCCGAAAAGAATTAAAAGAGATACAAAGGCTTATAGGTTTCATAGAACGCAGGCATGGCAGGATAAGAGTATAGAGATTAGAAGACGAGATCATTACTTATGTCAGTGCTGTATCAGACTCATGCATGGAACAATGAGAAAACATAACTATGATGATTTATCAGTCCATCATATTGTACCGATCGCAGAAGACTATGAGAAGAGATTGGATGATGATAATCTGATTACTGTATGTGGTTATCACCATGAGATGGCAGAGTCAGGGCAGATAGACAGACAGGCACTGCATGAGATCGCAAAGGAACAGAATGAAAAGAGAGAGATGCAGGGTTGAGTGAGGGCGTTCCAAGGTATCCCCCCGGGATAAAAATTTTGAAAAAATAAACGCCGTCCAGACCGACGCCCCATCTTTCTTTACAAAAAATTCCCACATCAGCATTTTGAAAGGAGGGAGCTTTAAATGCCAACACCAACAAAACCAGCAAATGTAATTAGACTGGAAAAAAAGAGTCATCGAACAAAAAAAGAGCTGGCATCTAGGGAAAATGCGGAAAAAGCTCTTTTGACTGGTGAAAAATTAAAAGAACGAAAAGAAGTAAAAAGTGATCCAGTAGCTCACAAAGAGTTTCTAAGAATCAAAAAACTCCTTGAAAAAATAGAGAAAAATGACGATCTATATAGCAGCGTTATCAATCGTTATTGTCAATTATATGCAGAATGTAAGGATTTTGAAGAGAAAAGAGAAGCAATTTATAAGCAGTTGCTTGATCTTCAGGAGAATTGTCAAAAGATGATTGATGAAGAAGAAATGACAATGAAAGAGTATTATAACCTAGAACTTGGAATGCAGAAAAATCTGGTTTCCCTGGATAAACAGGTGCAGGCGAAGAGAAAAATGCTTCTTGATATTGAGAAAGAAAACATCATGACGATTGCATCCGCATTAAGGTCCGTTCCGAAGAAAACAGAAAAGAAAGATAATCCTCTTTTGGCGGCTTTAAATGGTTCGTGATGGAAGAGCATACAAGTATGCACAATGGGCAGTTTCGGAAACGGAAGGAATGGTACCGCATTATGTTAAAGTGCAAGCCCAGCAATGGATGGATATTGTTGATGACTATAATGAGGATGCTTATGTAGATGAAAAAGAATTTGAGAAGATATGTAACTTGTTAAAGCTGATGATCCATCCAGACGTTCATTGCAGCATTTATGATGCAATGGAAGATTATGCCTGGTTATTGATCACAGCGACACTTTGTACGATGTGGAGAGAAGGAAGTGAGATCTATGATGATAATAAAGTTAGTTTTGAATCTTGCAAGATCAGATATTACACGACAGCTCTGTTAGAGATATCGCGTAAAAATCATAAAACATTTTATTGTGCAGTAATCATAATATTGTTAATGCTGACAGGCGTTGGATTTGGAAGATACTTTTCCGTTGCTCCAACACTCGCTCAATCATCAGAGGTAAAGCTTGCAGTTCGTAAGATATTGAAAAGCAGTCCCTTATTGGTAGATGAGGAAGATCCAGCATTTAAAATCTTACGCAGTGAAGTAACTTGTAACATTAACGAGAGTAATTTCACACCATTAGCGTACAGTAACGATAACTTGGATTCCAGATTGGCGAATGCATTCGTCGCGGACGAAGTCGGTGGAATGGATTCATATCCACTCGAAGCAATGAGATCATCACAGATTGAGATTATTAACAATCTTGGAATGGTCATAAGCACGCAGTACCCCAATGATGACAATGTTTTTATTGATGAGGTTGATATTGCGAAAAAACTATTAGATGGAGTACTTGAGTCTGAGGACGTTGGTACATATTTTTCTCTGCTGTATGAACCGGATGATGAGTTGAAAACAGGAGAAATTTGGCAGAAGGACGGTCGCTGTATTTATCAGTCGAATCCGATCGCAGTGGAGAAAAAAGCGGTTTATAAGAATATCATAAAGAAAAGAACCGCAGCGATCTTGTATGAAAACAAGAGAGAAAACTATTTGTGCAAGCATAATAATATACGATATAGAGGTCTTGGAGTCGAAGGCTATATTGATATTCAGAAAGTTAAATTATGTTTTGGAGAAATAGAAAAAGAATGGTGGAAAGGTCGAAAAGTATGGATTGGTCTGGATCTGTCATTGTCAGAAGACAATACAGCAGCGGCAATGGTTACGGAAGAAAACGGAATTATTTATGCAAAGGTACTTGGATTTTTACCAGATGGACGAATCGAGCAAAAGACAAGCAAGGAACACGTAAATTATAAACGCTGCATTGATCATGGTGATTGTATCGCATGTGGAGATGAGGTTATTGATTACAGCGTTGTTGAAAATAAGATCATGACGTTAGAAGAAGAGTATGGGGTGACAATCATGCAGATTGGGTACGATAAATGGAATGCAATTTCTTCCGTACAGAAATTTGAGGCAGCAGGATATGAATGTGTTGAAATCAAACAGCACAGTTCCGTGTTGCATGCTCCAACGAAGCTGTTGAAAGAAAAAATCTTATCTAAAGAATTTATTTACGATTCAAACAGATTACTTGAGATTAACTTCCAGAATGCAAGATGCACCGAAGACACCAACTTAAATAAATATGTAAACAAGAAAAAATCTGCTGGAAAGGTTGATATGGTAGTGAGTCTGATTAATGCCATGTACTTATTACAGCAATATATGTTGTATGGAGTAGATGATTTCTCTGTACAGACAGCATAGGAAGGAAAGAAAATGGCATTTTTTAAGAAACGAGAAAGAGCAGAGCCGGAACAGATACCGAAAGAAAATGATTGTGAAGATTTATTGATCAGTACATATCTTGGAAGAAATAATATAACGCGAGAAATGGCAGAGGAAATCCCAGCAATTCAAGGAAATCTTGATCTGATTGTAAAAACAGCTGCTAATGTGCCGATACGTTTATACAAAAAGAATGGAAAACGTGTCGAGGAAATTGAAAATGATCACAGAGTTAGTCTGTTGAATGAAGATACCGGTGATACGCTTGATGCAAAAGAAATGAAACAGGCAATGTTTCGAGATTATTTCCTCGGAAAAGGTGGTTATTGTTATGTGAATCGAGATGGACTGGAAATCAGATCTTTGCATTATGTAGATCAAAAAAATGTTGGAACTGCAAAAGATCCAGATGTGATTTTTAAGAAATATGTAATTCTGGTACAGGGGAAATCTTATTTCCCTGAGGATTTTATCAAACTTCTTCGAAATACAACAGACGGAGCGAAAGGACACAGTATCATAGAAACGAATAAAACCTTGATTTCTATTATGTACAATAACATGAAGTATGAAGAAACTCTTGTAAAGACTGGTGGAAATAAAAAAGGATTTATAAAATCACCAAGATCACTGACACAAGCTGCATTAGACAGTATCAAGGCAGCATTTAAGAAATTGTATCAGAACAATACGGAAAATGTTGTTGTATTGAATAATGGATTAGAGTTTCAAGAATCTTCTAATACATCAGTTGAGATGCAGTTAAATGAAAATAAGCAGACAAATAGCAATGAATGTTGCAAAATGCTTGGTATTCCTTCGACGATGTTGTCTGGTGGTGGAAATGAAGAGGATGATAAGAAATTTATCAAGTATTGCGTTACGAATCTGTTAGATGAATTTATGACAGCAATCAATAAAGTATTACTGCTCGAATCAGAAAAAGGGCAGTATTTTTTTGCTCCAGATATGTATGAACTGACAAAGGGAGATATTGATAAACGTTACAACGCATATAAGACAGCAACAGATAGTGGATGGTTACAGGTAGATGAGGTAAGGGAACGTGAAAACATGGAACCGCTTGGTATGAATATGATCAAGTTAGGACTTCAAGATGTTTTATATGATCCAAAGACTCAGATGCTATATGTACCAAACACGAATCAGATGCACAAATTAGGAGAAGGAGGTAACGGAGAAGGCGAATCGAAGTAAGAGCTGGACAGGATGGAAAGAAGTCCGTCATTATCGAAGGATATGTGAATGTGACAAATCGAAGATCAAGACCGATTCCAGACGGAAAAGGCGGGTATTTTTTAGAAGAAATTCAACCTGGAGTGTTCCAGCGAGCAACAAAAAAGGCAGAAGAAATTAAATTATGTCTTGATCACCGCAGAGAAATCGGTGGAACAAAGAGTAATCTGTCACTGAAAGAGGATGTGATCGGATTAAAGGCACGTGCAGAAGTAACAGATTCAGAAACTGTGAAGGCAGCAGAGGAAAAAAGATTAAGAGGTTGGTCTTTTGGTTTCAGAAAACCAAGAGAAGAACGTGCAGAAGAAAATGGGATGAGTATCCGAAAGATCTCAGATCTTGAGCTGACAGAAGTGTCAATTATCGATAACAAGATGAAGCCTTGGTATAATTCGACTACGATTGAAGCCAGAGCAGAAGGTGAGAATGAAATCGAAGTCAGAGCCCAGGAAGATGATCTTGACTATATAAGTAATAAGAAACCTGAAAACGATGCAGAAAAAAGCAGAGCAAAGATCAAGAAGATGATCGAAGAAGCCGGAGGTAATATTTAAGGAAGATTACAAGAGTAAACAGTATGAAAATGAATATCCAGTTTTTTGCCGGAGAGGGTAAAGAAAAGGATAACATTAAAGCATTAAGAGAAAACAGAGCAGAAAAAGTGGAAGAGTTAAAACTTTTATATGCCACTTTGGAAGCAGAAGAAAGAGCTATTACAGACGATGAAGAAAAACGTGCGGAAACACTCAATGATGAGATTAAGAGAATTGATAAAACCATTCATATCCTTGAAGATATGAAAAAGAATATTGAGGAACGTGGGGAAAGAGAAGATCCAGAGATTGATCCAGATCCAGAAAAAGAAGAAGAGAAAAGAGCAGAAGAGGAAGAAAAAGCCTTTGCAGATTACCTCAGAGGAGTGGTCACGGATGAACATCGTGCTGCAAACATTACAAAAACAGATAATGGGGCGGTGATTCCGAAAACGATCGCAAATAAGATCATCAAACAGGTCTATGATATTTCTCCAATCCTTGAAAAGACAACAAAATACAATGTAAAAGGTGATCTGGAAATTCCGAAGTATCCAGCAGATTCAGATGATATTACTATGGCATATCATGATGAATTTACAGAACTGGAAGCAAAAGCAGGGAAATTTACAACAATATCTTTAAAAGGATTCTTATCAGGAGTGTTATCACTGGTATCTAACTCACTGATCAATAATTCACAGTTCGACATTGTATCCTTTGTGATTGATCAGATGGCATATAACGTATCACGATTCGTTGAAAAAGAACTTTTGATCGGAACAGACAACAAGATTGAAGGTCTGAAAGGTGTAGTGCTTACTACAACAGCAGAGAAAGCAACAGCGATCAAAGCAGATGAACTGATCGATCTTCAGGATTCTATTAAAGATGCATTCCAGACAGATGCGATCTGGATCATGAACTCCAAAACAAGAACAGCAATCCGTAAATTAAAAGATCAGAATGGAAGATATTTGTTACAGGATGACGTTAATGCACCATTTGGAAAAGTGCTGTTA